AAAATGTACCTACTAACTACGATTCTATATGGGAATATGATCTGCATCATGGCCTCCTGAAGGGATGGAAGCACCATGATAGGAAAATACCATACGTAGTTAATCACGTATATCATCCAGACTTTAGTAAGAAGATGGGTAAGAAAACTTACCTCATAGAAGCTAAAGGTAGATTCTGGGATTACGCTGAGTATAGTAAATATATCTGGATAAAGAAAATGCTACCTCCTAATGTAGAGTTAGTATTTTTATTTGCCAATCCCGCCGCTCCTATGCCCCAAGCCAAACGCCGTAAAGACGGTACAAAGCGTAGCCACGGTGAGTGGGCAGGAGCTAATGGATTCAAATGGTTTAGTGAAGAGAGTATTCCCGATGGTTGGATCGATAAGAAATATAGGGAGAGTGAACAGTTTAAGAAAGAGTATTTTGATATAGATAAGGAGCAAGAATGAATGATAATGTAAACAGTCCATCGCACTACAACAAAGGTGGTGTGGAGTGCATTGAAGCCATTGAGAGTATGCTTACAAACGAAGAGTTTATAGGCTACTTGCGCGGTAACAGCCTGAAATACAGGTGGCGTTTCCGCTACAAGAATGGCATAGAAGATTTATATAAAGCGCGGTGGTACGAAGACAGGCTTATAAAGTATATAGAAAAAACAGGATGTAAGGTAAAAGAGGAATCTTACCTAGATCATTTAAAGGATCATTAGAATGACAACTAAAATTGGTATACAAGATTACAAAGGAATAAAAATAGATTATTCCCGCGAGGAATCGTTAGGAGATTTCGCAATAGCAACCCTGAAAGATAGATACTTTTGGGAAAACGAAGATCATGCACAAGAGGCATTTGCTAGGGCAGCAATATTTGGAGCAACTTATGATGAAACTACTGACTACGCTTTGGCACAACGGCTTTATGACTATTCTAGTAAACTTTGGTTTATGTTTAGCACTCCTATACTTAGTAACGGGGGTACAAGCCGTGGGCTTCCTATCAGCTGCTTTCTTAATTATGTTCCTGATTCCCGTTCTGGTTTATCTGTTCACTATGATGAGAACATATGGCTCGCAAGTGGAGGTGGAGGCATTGGTGGATATTGGGGTGATGTCCGCAGCAATGGCGTGGATACTTCTAATGGCAGTAAGTCAACTGGTTCAATCCCCTTTATGCACGTAGTTGATAGCCAGATGTTAGCTTTCAATCAGGGTGTTACCCGTAGAGGAAGCTATGCTGCCTATATGAATATCTCTCACCCAGAGATAGAAGAATTTATAAACATGCGTAAAACAACGGGCGGCGATATAAACAGGAAGTGTTTAAATTTACATAATGGTGTGAATATAACTGATGCCTTTCTAGAGGCTGTTAAATGTGATGACGATTGGAGGCTTATTGATCCTAAAACAAATACAGCTATAAAGACTGTCTCAGCTAGAGATCTGTGGTGGTTACTGATATCTACTAGAGCAGAGACAGGAGAGCCATACATTGTAAATATAGACAGATGTAATGAGAGTCTTCCTGATGAGCAGAAAGCTTTAGGTCTAGACATAAAGCAAAGTAATCTATGCTCTGAGATAACCTTGGCAACTTCAGAGGATCGTACAGCTGTGTGCTGCCTGTCTAGTGTAAACCTAGAATACTTTGATGAGTGGTCTACTGTAGATACATTTATACCTGACCTGATTACTATGCTAGATAATGTTATTCAGCATTTTATAAATCATGCTGTAGCTGGTAATTGGCCTAACAGTAATGAGTACATGAAAGATAAAGCATTGAACTATTCTGAGTTTAAAGAGATATGCCAAGAGGACAGGATAGGTTACTCAAAAGCTGCCTACTCAGCTTATCGTGAAAGATCTCTAGGGCTGGGGGCTATGGGATTCCACAGCTATCTACAGAAAAACAATATAGCTTTTGAAAGCATGTATGCTGCATCATTCAACCACAAATCTTTTTCACTTATAAAAGATCGGGCCGCTGCTGCTTCACGTATGTTAGCAGAGGAGCGAGGAGAAGCTCCTGATATGTTAGGAAGCGGTAAACGTAATGCCCATTTACTAGCTGTTGCACCTAACGCATCTAGCTCTATTATCTGTGGAGTTACAAGCCCCTCTATTGAGCCTTTCAGGGCCAATACATTTACCCATAAAACTCTTTCTGGCTCATTCAGGGTCAAGAACAAGTTCTTAGATAAAGAACTCAAGGCTGTATTCCCTACCAAAGAAGAACGTGAGAAGGTCTGGAAAGATATTGCAGCATATGAGGGTTCCATACAGCATATAGAAGAGCTGTCCGATGAGGTAAAGGAGGTATTTAAAACCGCCCCTGAACTAAATCAGATATGGATTATTGAACACGCCTCCGGTAGGCAGAAATATATCTGTCAGAGCCAGAGCGTTAATCTATTCTTTGTGCCTCCTAAGTCTACTGCTGATCAGGAAACACATAATGCCTATCTACAGTATGTTAATGATGTACACTGGGCAGGGGCTAAGAATCTTAAATCTATGTACTATCTCAGGTCAGATGCAGCTAGGTCTGCTGAGAATGTGAACATAAAGATACCTAGAATTAATTTATCTGATTCGGAGTGTTTGAGCTGTGAAGGATAGAATTCTTGTAGAAATAACATGGGATGATGCATGGACTGACTTTCAAGATTTAGAATTACCTGAAGCAAAGAAGCTAAAGGCTGTCTCCCGCACTACGGTAGGCTGGCTTGTAAACGAAAGCGATTCCTGTATAGTACTTTGTACTGATATATACAACAAAGATAGTAAATACATCAACACACCGATAGTTATACCCACAGGTATGATTACGGAATATTATAAATATGAGGTAGTACCGTGAGCTTATTGTCAACGCGAGATTATTATAAACCTTTTGATCATCCTTGGATGTTTGATTATTACTTCCAACAGAATCAGATGCACTGGTTCCCTGAAGATGTACCACTCCACAATGATGTAAAAGATTGGCAGGATATGACTGATCAGGAGAAGAACTTACTCACTCAAATATTTAGATTGTTTACACAATCAGATGTAGACGTTGGTGCGGGGTATATAGATAGGTATATGCGGATCTTCAAGAAACCTGAAGCGCGTATGATGATGGGTTCGTTTGCTAACATGGAATCTATACACCAACATGCTTACAGTCTTTTATTGGATACTGTAGGTATGCCTGAGACAGAGTATAAAGCCTTTGCCGAATACGAAGAGATGTCTGATAAACATGAATACATTCACAGCCTCAAGATATCTCAGAAAGATAAAAGATCTATCGCTAAAAATCTAGCAGTCTACAGCGCCTTTACAGAGGGGCTACAGTTATTTAGTAGCTTTGTGATACTGTTAAACTTCCCACGCTTTGGTAAGATGAAAGGGATGGGACAGATTGTTAGCTACAGTATAAAGGATGAGTCTCTACATGTGGAGGCAATGACCAAGCTGTTTAGAGAGTTCATTCAAGAGAACATTGATATGTGGGATGATGATTTCAAAAAAGAAATCTATCAAGCCTGTAGAGAAATGGTAGATCTAGAGCAGAAGTTTCTGGATCTTGTATTTGAAATGGGAGATATCCCCGGACTTACCCGTAAAGAAATGTCAGACTATGTAAAGTATATTGCTGATAGGCGGTTACTGCAGCTGGGGCTGAAACCTAACTACAATATAAAAGATAATCCTCTAGATTGGCTGGATGATGTACTAGGTGTAGAACACCAGAACTTCTTTGAAGGTAGGGCCACTGCCTATATGAAAGCTGGACTTAGGGGTAATCAAGAAAAGGTTACGTTTGCGTGAAGACAGGGAATATAATGTCTATGGCAGTTCAGATTAGTACTGATGGTAATATTTACTGTGAGTTCTCTGAGCTGCCCTTTGAAGAAATAGATAACATATTTAAAGATAAATACGATGCATCTTTAGTAAAGACTATTCACAGATTTGTGAACAAGAAATTTAAAGATACATCTATATCTTTAGAGAAAGAGATACAAGCAGCTACCTCTACTTTGATCTAGTCGGGGTACTTGTTAGTGCGAATCATCTGGGCTACTTCTGTGGCCCTGTTACCTACCTGTTCGGCCCACCTAGAATCTAGAAACTCGTCTGCTGCTTTTTCATACTTCCGCTGAGACATGAAGTCTATAGCCTTAACAAAGTTAGCAAGTCTAGGGACTCCCATATTAAATGCCAAATTCAACATGGCATCTTTCCTAGCACCTTCTAGATACTGGTAGAAGTAGAACCTTTCTAACAGTTCTTCATGGAAGTTCTGTATATCATTTTTGAGGAGATACATTGCCTCTTCTTTGGTGATACCACAGTCTTCTAGATTTCTGCCTACGCCTATGGTTAGCTTATTAGAAGTACAACGGTAAGGCTCAAGCTTCAAGCCCTCGTGTCTTATAAGTAAATCAATCAGCCCCATAAAGTCTTTCTCTCATGAGATCTTCATAGCCTTTGTTGTCTAGATGAGTAACAGCAATCCAAGCATGAGACATCTCATCACCTGTACGGCTACCACCTACTACCCACATGTCCGGGTCAGGATTGTTAGGGTTGTCAGCAGTGTTGTCATACCATTGCTTTACTACCAATATCTCTCCTGCAAGCAACAGGGGAGCTTCTGAGGGGCTGTATATATGGCTGTGGTGCCAAGTAGCACTCCATTTAGATATCTGACTTACAGGCTTTGTGCGCCCTGTAAAGGGATTAAATATCTCTAGTGAGGCAGCATTCATACGGAGATGACCGTGTGGCTGGAAGCTGTCTATTCGTACAGGATGGTCAAAGCTGTGAAACCCTTGAGTCATAGCATAGCCATGAGGAGGAATAATTAAATGTCCATTCTCATAACCATCTCGTAGGGGATATAGTCTTAGGTCTTGTTGATAAACGTCATTGACTTCTTCGTAGTCCTCGTCATGAAACCACAGACCTATCTCTACTACATTATCCTTAATCATGTCTCCTTCAGCTGTAGCGCCTACGCCTCCGGGGAACATGTGAATGTCCCAACGCACTAAAGAGTTAGCAGGAAAAGTACGGCATACACCCTCGGGCATAACCTCACCCCACTTGCCCATAGCATATTCTGTTAACTGCCCGTACTGCTGCAGCTCGCCTTCCTCATCGTACATATAAATATCTGAGTTAGCGTGATGTACTACTGCAGCGGCATCTCCTTTAGGCTTAACCTGTACAGCTTTGATGCATCTAGATTCTGCTAACTGAGGATCAACAAACTCTTTACTCCACAGGTCATTCCCATTAGCAGGGATATCATATGGAGAAGATGGGACAATCATGTCAGGAGCGCCAAACTGAGGCTCAAAGTTCCATGAGTCTAGACTAGGAAGCACTGGAGTTTCTACTACAATGTCTTGATCGCCATAAGGAGATCCAGAGTTTACCCAATCTACTACAGCATCTACTTCTTCTTGGAGAAGTCTCCAATCACCTTCTAGGGTTTGAATACCTATACCATGATCGTAGGCATAGGGAGGCATCTCTCTACTAGCTACCTTGTAGGCTATCAAAGGACTCCACGGACGTACCTGTTCGTAAGACTCAAAAGACATTGGCCCAATACCACCAACCCTATGACATACAACACAGTTGTCGTTTATAATTTCTGCCACGCCATCTACATAAGTATCATCAGCATGGGCTGTAACGGTTAGTCCTAAACAAATAGCTAATAAAGTTTTTCTCATATCACCACCTATCAAATAATTGATCCACTGAGCATTGAGGCTGCACTCGACAGTCTCTTAGATTATGCTGAAATAATCCCTGATTTACCCTATTAGAAAATTCAAAGGAAACTTCTATAGGGAGATCTCTGTATTCTACAGTAGAACAACTGGTTAGTGTAACTAATACAATTAAAAGTAATTTTTTCATTATCTTGGCCCCATTGCTCTAAAGCTACGCGGCTCCACCTTTTCTAAATCATTAACATTAAATACTAAATCTTCGCCGTATATCAGGGGCTTACCTTCGGCTAACTTTTTACTTGTGTTGTAGTAAGCTAGAGCCATTTTAGTTTTTGCGTCTTCCTCATCTTTTGCTATACTTCTTAGGTTAGCACCATAGGCATTGTTAACCATGTCTAGTTTTTCAGTATCAGGATTTTCTCTAAAAAACATTTGACCTACTTCCTTTGCTTGAAGCAGTGGATCTTTCAGGGCAGAGCCATGCTTGTACACGAGGTAGGCATGATTGAAAGCATTGAATGCTTCTTCATCTGCACCCGTACCAAACTTACCAAACCCTGCTTCATCAGTAGGTATTACAGATCTTTCAGGTATTAGACCCTGTGTAGCAAATTCTTTTACTAATTGAACAACTTCTTTTTCATGAGCGCGTTGTTGCTCTGCACCAAAACCTAGAGCTTCGGCTCCCGCTGCAAGAGTCTTATTAAATAATCTTTTTAATAGACCGCCTTCTGCAAAGTCGGATCTATCAAGTTCTGCTATCCTTTCTTTTCTTTCTAATAGCAGCTCTTTTAATTCTTCAGTATCACCATTTGCTTTTGCCGTGGCTATCATCTCTTCGTATTCTAGCTCTATGTCGGCTATTTGATTG